CGAAGAGTTGGGGATCACAGATGAGGAACACGGTGATGGGTGGTATTTGTATCAAGTGTGGGCGGGTGAGTGGGAAGGCGGACACTCCTTCCTCGGTTTCTCCAGTGGCGGTCGACTGCTTGTGCTGGAAGCGACGCGAAGCCGTAGAAACGGAATCGAACACAACGGAGTCGTGTGGCGGGGAGTCGGACCCGTGTCCCCCCGGCTGCCCGAAATGCCAGAGTACAGCGAGTACGAAGCCACAAGAGGGCTGACCTTCGGAAAGGTTAAGCTCGCTTAGGCGTTATTGAGCAGGAACCGGACGGTGATCGCCGTGCTCGGGGCCGCCTGACTCGTACCATTCGCGGCTGTAGAGGTCGCCCAGTACGTGATGTACGTTTGATCCATGCCTGTCGCAAAAGCAAAGTACTGTTTCGTATTCCCAGCTACACTCATGATCGTATCGGGAGACGTACTAGATGGAGTCGCCGAAGCGGCGCGTGCCATCTTCAGGTAGGTCGTAGCTGTGTTCGCGGTGTTATCGATCTCCACGTAGTACAGCGTGACGGTGCCACTAGACCCAGAGGCGTTATCGACAGACGTGTTGGTGACCGCCGTGTCGACAATCTCAATGGCAGCGAGTGGAGTAAGAACCGGAAAGGATGTAGCAGCCATGTTTGCCTCAGGAAGTAATAAGGCGCAGCTTGTTGGCTGTGCCGGGGAACGCCGGACAGAGGGTTCCGTTAACCGTAGTTACTGTGTAGCTAAGACCGTTGGCAAACTCAAGCCCGGTTGGCCACGAGAATACTTCGCGGGTGTTCGGATGAACCCGAAAGATGTGCGACGGTGCGGTCGTCCCGTAGACTGGGTCAACGGCATCGTACAGCTTCAACCAGACTTGGGTACCCCAAGCGTTATCGATAAAGAGCGTGTACAGAGAACAGCTTCCGCCCGCTACGTTGTCCTGCGCTTCCGCATCGTCGTCATGGAAGATGCGGTAAGTAACACCTGTTTTCTGGTTATTGCCTGTAGCGGCCATTCATCACCCCATGATCTCGTCTAGGTACTCACTAATCTCTTCCAGCAAAACTGCAATAATCAAATCGCGTTCACGATCACTAATCTTACCGTCATCGGAGAGGGCGGAAGTGATCTCCCGACCAACCCGGAGGATGCGAGAAGCGAGTGCGAAGATGTTAAACTTACCTTTCTTAGCCATGTTAGTCTCCAATAAGCTGCTTCCAGCCTGTTTCAAATGCAATCTGCTCGGCAGGGTCCTGTCCTTCGATAACACGTCCGTCGTAAACAAGCGAGCCATTGTATATAGGAAGTACCTGCATATGTACTTGTTCGGTCTTTTCATCGAATGTAGCAATCCCGCAGCCCTGTTGCCAGTCGGGAGATAAGTTAACTCCGGGAACAGTTCCGTCCACTCGACACAGGCAACCCGGACTCATGGCCGTGATTACATTTCTACCAAAGGGACCATGGAAGGTCTTCTGCATCATCTCCACTTTATGGATGTGCCCGTAGACCTCGGACCAGCGTGCCGTCTTAGCGATAGCCATCGCTGTGGCCCCGCTGCCGGAGCGTACCTTCGTACCGTGGGTAATGCGGACTCGGTCCCAGAGCCACCAGTCCGCACCGTAAGGGCCGACGTATTCGATGTCTAAGTCGCCCAACCGAAGTAGGTTCTGGACGCTTAGTACTGGGGACTCCTCAACCGCCCGCGCTAAGTACGTAGCTTCCGAAAGCTTCTCGACCATAGCTTTCGACATACGTTCTTCGTGATTCCCAGCCATGTAGGTCACCCTCGCACCGGGGGCCGACGAGCGAAGCTCTGCGAGCCACCAGTGTAGTTCGTCGATGGTAGGCTGCGTCGTTTGTTTGTACTCCGGCTTACGTGGGAACCGGGTACTCCATGGAGCGAAGTCCACCATATCACCTAGCAAGATCACATGCTGGGGGCTAACCTCGCGGATTAGCCGTAGGACCGCATCCATGGCCGCTCTGTCGTGCATAGGTTCAAGGTATGTGTACCGATTCTTCCACGCGAAGCCCGCTTGCAAGTCAGGGACGATCACGGCTTGCTGTAGGTTAGACTTGCGGGCGGGGTGATCGATCTTAGGAATCACCCGTGCAGGTTCAGCCGGACGGTACGCGGCTTCGACACGTCGCTCTAGGTTGGCTTTGACCTGATGCAGGGTAACCTTCCGCATCGTGTCCTTGACCTTGTGGGCTGTCTCCCAAGCGTTCGCCTTCCAACTGGTGACGTGCCACTCTGCTTTATCTACGCAAGCTACTTTAAGTAGGTCGTCTAAGGTCTTAATCGACAGGCCCTTGGCGGAGATTTCTCTTTCGAAGGGGTTGGGGCTGTGGTCTTCGATACGAGTCGAGGGGTCGGAGCGGCCTGTCTGTGCTCCCTTGGGCAGGTTAAGTTCCTTGATAACCTTCCGCGCTTGGTGCTCGGTTACGTACTCGCCTGACCACTCGGTAAGCATGGCAGCGACCGCACGGCGACCGGGCGCGTACTCCGCTTGCTCGCAAGCTAGCCGAAGTCTGTCCCCGTACTCATCGACGAGGCGCAGATACTTAGGGCGGCTCATTGGGCCTCGGCGGTCTCCGCGATGTCAGCGACGGTCTCTTTTGTGAGCGCCTTTTCTGCGTCGTGCAGCGCCTGCCTCGCTTCCCTTTCGCTTTTAATATTCTCAATCAAGACTGCTTTGACTGCATCGTCCTTGTCGCTCCCACTGACAAGTCTCTGTGGCGGAGGTGCGCCTTGAATGATGGGGCGTGCGCCGCCCTCGTCTTTGTCCTTTCCGGAGATAGCCTTGGCCCCTAGAGCGCCCGCTGCGCCTAGTCCTGCGGCTTGAAGAAATGGAAGTGCGGCGGCCCAGAATGCCATGGTTCACCTACTAGAGGGGTTCGATCTCAAAGCGGACTTTCGCGGAGACGGCGTTTGCGGTAAAGTCCACACCATCCCCGATCCAAACGCCGTACAGTGTCGCTGTACCTGACACGGGACCGAGGGCCCCGCCTGACAAGTCGTACATCAGGCCCGCTGGTCCGCCGCCTGCGGGGGTCGCCGTAGACGAGGACTTCATACCGGCAGAAAAGTCTAGTACTGGGCACCAGACATAGCGGCCCGAAGCAATTGCTAAATCGCCCCCAGAGTCATTTGCTACATCAGGGTTCAGTGCTGACTGTGCGAAAATAGTCGCAGCTTGTGCTGTGCTGAGTGGAGTGGCACCGGAAGTGCCGGGACCACTGGTGTGCAGGTACACGCCCCCCAAGTCAGCGGTACCTGTAACTGCCGAGCTATAGATAAGGGTCATCGACACCCGGTGAATAAACCCGCGAGTCGGCACGGTGACCGACCAGCAGACCGCGTCCCCCCCAGAAGCGGGGAGGTCACTCACTGTGAGCGTAGTCTCGGCGATAATCCGTGATGTCTTGGTTGTCCGGGGCATTCAGCCTCCTTTACGCAGCCTGATCGCCAATCTTACCGCAGAACAGATACACACCCGGATTGGTTGCCGAGACGACGTGTCCAATAACGCGGCTCTTGGTGCCTGCGCTTAGGGCAGCCGCCCCTGCGTCAGAGATAAAGATCTGATCTCCCACACCGCCACCCGACATATCAATCGAACCTGTGACGAGTTTCCACGGCAGGCCCACGCCGTAGCCTCCGGCGGAGATTGCGTGCTTCGCGATGAGCAGCCGTCCGCGAGCACCCTTAGCCGTACCGAGAGCCGGGGTTACCTTGAGGAAAGGACCGTCATGCCCATTGACAAAGAGCACTGTATCAGCGGCGATGTCAGAGCCTGTGCCATTGAGAACCTTAACGCCCTCACTGTAGTTATAGTCCCTACCGGGCTTGATAAACTTCTGCTTAAGATTTGCCATCTATGTCTCCTACGACTTCCACGGCCCTCGGCCTTGTTTCGTTGTTATTCTTATTCTCCAGCTATGTCAACAGTTTCTGTTGCATTTGCAGTAGCCATAGCATCCGCCATAGCTAATAGAGCGTTGTTCCCAAGCAGGCCGCCGAGAACCGTTAAGATCATAATCAGCGTCTGAGGGTGCCGTAAAGCCGAGGTTAAGCTCCACAATGAGCGGGAGCGCATCTCGTCGAGACGTTCTTCAATACGGCCAAGTGCGCTAACGGTGTACTTTTGTTCCGTTTGGATCACAGCGACGGTCTCGCGGATGCCGCCCACCTGCTCTTCTAGATTCGTGACGCGCGTCTCAAGGTTACTCATATCAGTTGCCACCTGTAATCTATTCTTCTTTGCCTTTTTTAATGCCTTCTTGGATTAGTCGCAAGATGTGAAGTTTCTCGTCTGTGGTCATTTTGTTGATGTTCTCTTTCTGAAGCTTGTCCAGATTGTAGCCAGAGTAATACATCGATTTTCCGAGATTCAAGTAACTCTCACGCCAAACCCCTGTGATGTGGCCCATCAGGTTGAGTCGAGCGTTCCATTCACTACGGAATTCAGCGTCGGCACGCGCCCGGAGCGGGGCGCTGAAGATGTCTCCCTCGAACGTCGGGTCAACAAGGGCCGCCGCCTCCATCGTACGCTCCCAACTCTTAAGTAGCGACATCTGCTTAAGAAGCATTGCAATGGCGATTGCCGATGTTGTGCTCAAATCTGTGGTTGTAGCGCCTTGTGAGATCCGCAAGTCACCCTTATGTGTCGGGGTAACGATCTCATCGAACGGCAGGATAGATTGTGCGGCTCCGAGCAAGCGGAGCGCTTCAGCCTCGCCTAGTGTAATCTTCCGACCGTAGATACTTTTACGCTTAGCGGGACGCATGTTTGTCGTGCCGAGTATGAGGTCTAGAGCGGCCATGTAGTGGTCCCAGACAAACGTATCCGTTAGTTCGACAAACGAATCCAAAGCAACTTCAGACCGAGCCGAGCCCTCCGGTAGGACGCCAATCATCTCGCCAATACCGGAGCCAATGGCTCCCATCATCACAGCCATGTGTGTGACCGCTTCCAAGAACATAAGTGATTGCACACCCGGCAACGCACGGTAGCCACTGGTGTAAGGCATACCGTTCTCTTCGAAGAACTGTTGCTCCGCAGCGTCAAACGCACGATAATCAATCAGTACGCGATCAAAGTTGTAGTCTGGGTAGAACCGCCGCTTCGAGTACTCTTGTGCCTCCTCATAGGTCATGTCTTCACTAGGCTCAAGCATCTCATTTTCACGCATCTGCCGGTATCGGATAAACACTTCGTTTCGCTGTGGACCAGTACGGACCCATTTGCGCCTGTTGAAATACTCCCTTGCGGTCGTTGATGGGTAATCAAACCATGACAAAAACCCTTGGCGAAGCATTTCTCGGAAGAACGTCGTAAACACGGTCAAGGTGCCAATGGCCCGCATGTCGAAGTAAGTAGTCCCAGACAGCCAGTTCATCAGCGAGTAGTTGAGCATCTCTCGCGCTAGTTCTCGGTTTCCGTGCTCTACGATGGACTTTACGTACAGAGCCTGACGTGTGCGTCGCGTGCCCTCTTCGGTCGAGTGGCGCACAAGCCGTGCATTCAGGAACGCGAAATTCTCTATCCCTTCCATGAAGTTTCGTACATGTCCATTTACGATGCCCCATCGGATGATCGCGTCCCGCACAGGTCCGACGTCTGCGTGGGAATAGCGCTTCGCTAGGCCCTGTGCGACCCGCTCCATCGCCTCGTCGGCCCCTTCGGATACAATCCCCGGCATGCCGACATCTTGTCGTTGCCATTGAAACAACTCAAAAGCGGAGACTTTTCGCGGTCTTTTCGTGTTGACGCCAATCTCAATCATATCCTCGGGGTCGGCTCGGAGGATACGAGATAAAAGCGGGTCATTGACCGCGACAATCATGGGGTCAAGCGCATTTGCCCCGTCGTTGGCCATGCGTTCGGCTCGTGCTAATTGCGACTCGTCCCACGCCCTTGCGGCACGCGGGCCGAGGTATCCGAAGAACGCGTTTGTCGTAGAGTCAACGACGTTTTTAATCGGCACACCTGTTGTGATCTGGTTGGTAAAGTCGCCGAAGCCCTGTACGAACATCATGGCGTTACGGGCCACCCCAAGTGTCCCGATCAGAAGCCATTGCTTCATCGCTCGCTGTCCCGCGTGTATCTTATTAAAAAATTCCCAGCCGCTTGGGGGTTGCGTCCATTGACCATCGTAGAGCAGCTTGCGGAACTCCCCCATAGTGTCCTGTAAATGCGTAAGCGCATTCGCGGGGATCATCTGCATCCCGTCATTGGAATTCATTTCGATAACAAACCGCTGATACTGCTTGTCGAGGCGCTTCCGCATCGTCAAGAACATCGACGCGGCCTCCTCTTCTAGGAAGTTGTCCATGTTCCTCATGCCCCAGAAGCTCATGACTTCGAGGCCGTCGAGAAACGCGAGCGGGGCATAGTTTGCTTGTGCGACGTAGTCTGCCTCGGGCACAACCCGCCCGTTTTCTAGTCGCAGGTAGCGAACATCCCGCTTGCGCCCCTTTGGTCCTAGTTCCTTTCGAGTGATGATCTCCTCAACGATAGACGCAGGCGTGGGGTCCAGTCGCCAATACACGTCTTCGGCCTCGTAGATGCGCTTCATCGGGCCCTCGGCATCGTCGATGCGGAGGTCTCTTGCATACGGTTCGGCGAGCCCTTCTCGGATTTTACCGCGCTGGTCGTAGCCTCTGACGTGGCCGACGTCCATTTCGCGCTGCAAAATTTGAAGCTTGCGTAGGGGAATCACGTTCATCCCTACTTCGATCGATCCAACTACTGGCGGCTGCACGTCTTTAAAGTTCGACAGAAGCACGTTGGCGGTGTGGTACATCGAGGGGTGGAAGTTAGGTAACTCTTCCCTAAGCGCCTTCATCGCTCGATTGTGCGACGCAGTCAGGAGCATCGAGTTGTGGTAAATAGCAAGATGCTGAATGCGGTGCGTCATTGCCGCGCCCTTGGTTCCGTACTTGGTCCCAAAGAACTCGTCCGTGCGCTTAATGATGATGTTGTACAGCGTTTCGTACACCTCGGTACCACCAATATTACGTACGTTCACAAAGCCCGTGTTTTTGTCTACGAAACGCTTGGCCAAGTCGTTGAATACGGCCTCTTCAAACCGCTGGACCTGTCCAATGTATTCCTCAAGCGTAAACGACCGCTTAGCCTCTTTTGCGGACGGCAAGAACGCGTGCAACATGCCCATGTAGGCTGGCGACTGGTTCAGAGCTTGGTCTGCGGGCCGGTAATCCTGACGTAGCGCACCGCCTTTTTTCAGTGGCTGGCGGCTGCGTGCTGTGTACAGCAGATGGTCGACCGCATCGACTACAATTGGAGAATCGTGCAAGAACGCGGTGAGTTCGTGGAGAGCACGTTTGGGCCCGCGCGTATCCTCGGTAAGCATCGCCCATTTCTTCCCGCCCGACCTTGGGATAGGCGTGGGGGCCCATGGCTCTTCGACGAGGAGCTTCTTGGTAGTCGTGAATACGTACTGGTACCACGCTCGCTGGAACGTCTCTAAGATTTCCTCTTTCGAGGGTGCACCCTTGGCCGCCTTTTCAACACGAAGACGTCGCTCTAGCGCCTTCGTGTTGAAAGCAACGAATTTGTTGATGTCGTTGTTGGCCATCTGGGTATCGGCGTGAATCCGGATCATCACTTGCTCTAGGCGCTCGCTTAAGTTGACACTACTGACGCCCAGTTGGCGCTCAAAGTAAGACCTGAAGCCGTAGAGGCCGCCACCTTTCCGGAATTGGGCGCGTCCGTAGTACACGTACGTCCGCAAATCACCAATCAGTCCCAAACTATTGGGGTCTCGCCCGGTAATCCGCATGGCGGCCTCGGCGGCTGCGCTGACGGGTGCGCCAAACATATAGCCGAGGATCGCCTTACCATACGCAAGCGGCAAACCATACCCACCAAGCAATCCGAGGGCCTGCGCGTACGTTGTGAAGCCGCCAGTAGCACCTCGGAACAGTAAGCCACGAGGGTCTCTGAACAATGACGCAATGTAGTCGCCCCGCAGAAAAAACTCACGTAAAAAGTCGGCTTTTTCCTCTAAGGACGCACCTTCTCGAAGCGCCGTTGTGACGAGCTTATCTATCTGCGCGTCTTCCAGTTCGACCATTTTCCGGTAGATCGTTCGATCTCGACCATACGGGATGTACGCGTCCCCTTCGGGCGACTTCATTCGCCGACCCGCTTCGTCGACGAGCCAGCCCCGCTTGGTGGTCTCTATGATCCTGCGAAGCATGTCCGGGTTTTCGGCTAGGTCATCAAGGAACTGCATCGTATTGATGATGGCCCGGACGGCGCTTGCATCTGCGACGTCCCGCATACCTTGTGCCGATTTGGCGATCATGCGAAGGCGTGCCGCCTGCGACCGGACGGTCGCATTGGCACTGTCGCCTGCGTCCACCGCTTCTTTAAGTCGACGTAGGGCGTCGTCGACCTGAAGAAGTGACGCTGTCCGACCCTTTGGAAGCTCGTCCATGTTTTGCAACCACTTCCGCGCAGCGACCACCAACCGGGTCTGCGACTCTAGGTTCATAGCCAGATTCCGTTCAGTTGCGGCCCGCTTGGCAAGAAGCTCGACCATCTGCTCTTGTGCGCCGTACTTATGGGAGTGCGCGATGATCTCCGCAGCCTGCTTCCGCAGGGCCGCGCGACGCTTACGTAGGTTCTTCGGTCGCTCTGCGCGGGGGATGCCTCGGCCCGTTGGTCCCCTGCCGTAGACCGCTCGTGCCTCCAACAGCAACTCGTCTAGATTAACCCGGTTCGCCTCTAGAATTTGATTGATGTACGTCAGGACCTGCTCTTCGGTCAGATTCGCGGCACGGAGGATCCCCTGTAGCTCAGGACGGCTAAAGTCCAACGCGCGTCCGAGGGCCTCGACTGCTTTGATACGGGAAGTGCCTTTGGCGTAAGCGATGTTTGAGATCGCCTCCATGACGTCACCGATAATCGGGTATGCGAGGTCAGGCGCACGAGCTTGCCGAAACTCGTACAGCTTCTCTAGGTTGTTGAGTGACTCGATCGCCGCGCCCTGTAGCGACCACAGGCGCGTTTGTGTTGAGATTGCGCCGCGTAAGTTCTCAAGCTGGAAGATGATGTCCTCAAGCTCCATGACGAACACTTTTTCAATGTCGTCCAGTTCGTCCGCAGAGAGCCCGCGCACGCCCTGAGTGGCGTCAACATTCCCCATCTGTTCAGCAACTTCTTCGAGCTTGCCTGCCTTTCGAAACGCGGCGTCCTGTAATGCGTCTGCGCGTTCGTGCGCTTCGGCCAAAATCCGGCTCCCCTCCTGTTGGAACCGCCTGCTTACGGCGGTGCCAGCTTCATTAAGGATGGAGCGGATAAGGACGTTGGCTGCTGGATCAATCTTACCTTTCGTAGTAGCCGTCTTTACGAGTTTTTCCAGCAACTCCTGTAGTTGGTCTCCGGGCAGGTTCTCTAGTGTGCGAAGGTCACCGCCGTCGGTGTACTGGTCGATGATCTTCCGGAAGGTGTCTCTCTTGCGGACAAACTCGTTTACGTCGCGCACTCCCGTAAGTTTCCGGAAGGCTTGTGAGGTCGCGATTGGTCCCGCTAGCTTCATACCGACAACGGGAATCTCAATCGGGGTAGGCTCTGTGAACAGGCCCGCGAGCATGCCTGCGCGAAAACTGTTGTTCGCAAACCGCTGCCAAGTCTCGTCCCGGTTACCAAACAGGTGTTCCGGGAACGACATTAGCCATGGACCTGTGTTGTCCGTGTTCTCAAGCATTCGCATTACAGATCCGGGAGAGCCGACTTCCCGGACCATGTGCTGAAGTAACTCACTGCCGTAGCCTGCCTCGCGTCGAGCGTCGAGTTCCACTTGGCTACCGCCCTGCTCCACAAATTCTCGCTCTATTTCCGCTTTAGCGTGCGCCGCAGTGGCACTAAACGCTTCCGACCCAAACATACCCAGCCAACGGATCACAGTGTCCACGGGCCGCCAAGCTGGGCCCCAGCCTTCGACAGCAGGTCCGGGTGCGACGCGTACCTTCTCGTTACCGTCTAGGTAGATTTTCCCCGCAATCTGCCGCCAAGGTAGAAACATCGATGCCATCTGACGTCCGACGCCCATTTCGAACGAATCACCTAGCATGCGTTCATCTTCTAAGTCAAAGATGTTGTGGTCAACAAGGCCGCTTCTCTCGGCTAACTCCGAAAGTCCGCGAAGTCCTCCCGGCAAGCCAAACATGGTCTGGGGCTGTGTGATTCTAGCGGCGTGCTCCAGACCCTTTCCGAGACCCCATGCGAGATAGCCCTGCCAGTTCTCGCCGTTCATAAACATCTCGTACTTGCGATCTGGGTCGGGGTTGATCCACGGTGCTTTCTGGTGCGTTGTCGCCGCTAGAATAGCTAAATCAGCCTCTTTACGCGCATACTGGCGGGCCCGCTCGGCGGCGTCCTTCCTTGGCGTGTTTGGTTCCTCCGCCATGATCTCTTGTAGGCGCTCCTGCATAAACGCGCCTTCAAACAGCTTGCGGTGCTCGGTGATGTTCGCGGCGTACTCTTGGTTCGCTTGATCCCAGCCCATGGGGTTCACCACATCACCGGGTTGTAACTTACCTTCCCAGCGGTTGGCAGCGGATTGCATTTTCGGTCCGACCGTTCCGTAGAAAAATTCGACGTCCTCGGGGTTGGTCTCAATAAGCGTATCGAATGCCGCCCGCAGCTTGTCAAAATACGCTTCCGACGCGCTGAACATCAGCGCTGTCGAAGTAATACTGTCCGGCGGCACCATATCTGCCAGAGCATGTCGCTTGTTTTCGTCGGTAAAGTAGGGGACCGGGGGCGACATGCGTTCGGCCCCGGTGAGGAGGCCAATCATGCGCCGAGGTGCTTCTTTGTCGCGGCGATCTTTCGCTTCTAGCTCCTGCTCAACAGATTTGTTGAACAACTTCTCCCGCGCCATCAGGTCAGACTGCATCGGGATCAGAGTCTCTTGGTAGTACTTAAGGTATTCTCCGACCGCAGTTTCGTACACGCGAATTTGATTGTCTAGTTCTGCCTTCTCGGTCTTGTATTCAGAGGTGAACGAGCGGCCCTCGTCGGCCTGCTTTTGCAGTTCGTCGACCTGCGCCTCAATCCTCACGGCCCACTCGCGTAGTTTGACTGCGCGGTCGTTCGCAAGCGTTTTAGCCGCCATGTAGTAGTCAGCCAACGCGTTGAACTCTTCGCCCTGCTCGGTAATGTCGACTTCGGCTTGCGACGAGAACCCTAGTGCCCGCATCAACTCTGTGTTTCGCTCCGACCACAGCGCGTGATCTTCAGCGAAGAACTCTAGCATCTCTTCCGGAGAAGCGTACCCACGCCCAAAACGCGCCTTCGCCCAGTTATTGACGTACTCGTAGACGCCAAGGTCCAGTTCATCGACTGTCCCCTTCTTGTTCTCTTTGATCTCCCGCTCAGCACGCGCCAGAGCAAGCTGCGCCTCTGGTGTCATCTTCAAGAGCGCCTCGGCTAGTGCGGTCTCATAGAGGGCCTCGCTACTTTTTTCCGGGACAACCAGCCCGAAGCCGCCGGGGCCCCCGACGGATAGGCCACCTCCTCCCATGGTAGTGGAGATCTCCTTGGCCCTCGCCGTTTCGAGGGCGTTGTCGTACTCGGCTTGGGCCCATTCGGGCATCGTACCTCGACGGCGAGTGGTGACCAGTCCCGGCGGCATTTCTGATTCGGCGTTGGAAAGGTAACTGATAGTCCAACGCTTGTACGAGTTCGCCAGCGCGACGTTCTCATTCGCGAGTGGGCCCTCGCCTGACGCCTCATACATTCTGCCCAAAGCTCGGTTAAACGATGCCTCGGCGGACGGGAGGTGCTCGGCGTACTCGTCCTTGACTGTAGGCGTAGCGATGCCGATGGTCCGGCCCGTCCTTCGCGTGCGCTTCTGCGCAGCCTCTAGCCGCGCGGCGCGTTCTTGTTTCGCCGCATGCACCTTATCAGCATGCTCGTACGCTTCGTTCCACGTCTTCGGTTGTCGCGTGAGCACCGAATATCCGGGAAAAGTAGAGATTCCGGTTTCCTCATCCCTTACCTGAACGGTCGGTGACAGCGGTCGGCCCGCTGCCTCGTCGAGTTCGTTCTGGGCCTCCCGCTCGGGATCGGGAGTGTCGGGGCTGTCGACTACTACCTCGGGCAGTTGTCGTCCCGTGCGCTCTTGTTCACGCTCGATAGCCGAAATTACTTGCGTACGTATGCCCGTGTACCGTTGCCGATCGACGTCGTCCGTGTCGGGATCGGCCAGCCACTTATCAAGCTGTTGGCGGTGGTCATCTAGCTGAAGCAGGCGCGGCGAATACTCGGGAACCTCTTCCTCTTCGGCGACTTCCTCTAAGGGGGTTTCTTCGGGAGGAGAGGACATTCGCGTTACTCGGTTGCTTCGGGTGCAGCGTCCCCTTTGGCTTCGGTATCCTCTTCAGCAGCAGGCGGCGCGGGCGTTGGCTTCCTTATAACATCTACATCAGGTTTGTACCCCGGTTCGCCCATAACTTTTAGGCTTTTCTGTGCCTTGATCTCTGCGGCGGTTTGGCCCTGCGCGATTTGCGCGAGCACGTTGGGGGTCGTTTCGCGTGACTTCTTCTGGTCTCGCGAGTACTGCATCGCAAGTGCCTTAAGCGCGTCGTCCCGGTTGAGGTTCATGCTTTTAGCGAACCTATCCAAAGCGGCCAAACGCTGCCGGTTCTCCGGCAGTAGAAGCTGTTGCTTGAACTGGCGCGTCCGGAACGGGTTGGGGCGAGCGAACGCCTTTTCCTCTAGTCGGCCTCGGCGCTCCTTAGTCTCTTCGAGCGCGGCTGCGCGTTCTGACGCAGGGAGAGCCTGACCCATCACGGCGTCCATCATGCTTTTGGGATCGGCATACCCCAACATCGTTGCGTACTCTTGTGCCAATGGTCCAAGCGCCTGCTCGGCGAAGCCTGCGCGAGCGTGCGTGGTGATGACATCATTGAGGAGGTCTCCCATACCTTCGTTGGAGATTAGATCGATCACCTTGGTCTCGATACCGGGGTCGGCCATGAGTTCGTCCATCGCCTGAAGCTCTATGTCGGACTGTATGCGGGCCTCGTCGTTCTCCGTTGCCAGTTCCATGTCGGACGCTATACGGCGGCGCACTTCGTTCTTTATCTCGGCCCCTGACATTGCCGCATAGGTACTTGAGGGCTGAAGATCCGCCTCAGTCCGCGCGATTACTTTTGCGTTGTCCTTCACGAGTTGTTCGATAGAATCGACTTCGGCGAGCATGATCGCACGCAACTCAGGGCTGCTCTCTAGCACCGCCTCGACGGCTTGTACGGTGTTGTCGACCTCGTCCCGGTTATTCGCAACTTTCCGCAGAACTTGTTCGAACGTCACGTTTTGGCGCTGACCGAAGATGTTCTTGGTGCCCTGCATCGCCTTCCAAACGTCATTTCGAAGCTCATCGGCACTACGGACTTCCGCGAAGTCGCCCTCTAGTGCTTCAACCAACTTAAGGCCCACTTGGACGTGTTGACTTGCGATGTCGGTGCGTGCAGTGAGACGTGCGATGCTTGCGTCCAGCGAGTTCTTCTCACGAGCGTCACCGCGCTGGCGTACTTGATCGATCATGTCGATCATAAAGGAGCGGGCCTCCCGGACGTTCGCAGCATCTACAGCGAACAACTTAGGAATGTTCCGCTCGCTCGCGAGCAGTAGCTTCTGCGCGGCCTCTCGGTCAGCGGCAGTCGTATCCGTTGGGTCTGGTTGCGGCGTGAGTGGGCCTCGCTTGATCGCGCGGCCAGTAAGCTGTTCGCCCGCAGCGGCACCGATATTACGCAAGGTACCAAACACCGCAGACTTAAGCTCGTTTCTACGTAGGTCAGCGAACTCACGCGCCATGTCCTGTACCAAGGGGTCTTCGCTCCGAAAGCCCTCGCCGCCCTCTCTGATTAGGCGAATAATCTCCCGTCGCCGGAGCGCTTTCGGTGCTTGCTCGTACTCTCGCGCCTGACGCCGTTCCAGCATCTCGCCTGCAAGCTGGGCCTGCTCTTCTGCGATGTCGGCTTGCCGTCTCTGCACCGCGCGTTCGTAGCGCTCTCTCTCCCGCCCTCTTTCGTACTCGACCTCTTCAGGCTCCATCGGGAAGAGATCGCCCTCCCGCTGGCCACCGATCAACGGGTCCGGAGCGTCTGGGACTGGGCGGTCTATCTCGGCCTGACGCATCTGCGACGCCAGCAGCGCATCTTCGACCTGCTCGTCAGTGAGGCCGGCGTTTTGCTTGTATTCCGCCAGTTCCTCTTCGCTCATGTTAGCGGCGTGTCGACTCAAGAAATTGACAACGTCCGCAGCGTCAGTCCCAAGCTCCGGGGGAATCGATGCCTGCTGAAGCGGTCTCTGCCCAGCAAAGCCGTACCGCTTCATCAACGCAAGGGCCTGCCTGTGAGCCGCTACTTCAACACCCGGACCCCGACGTGACTCATCGCGGCTCGCTACAAGCGCGTCGCGAACAGCCTTGGTCACTTGTTGCCGCGTCGCGCCGCGCTCAACCAGTGGAATCACAATCTGGTAGAAATCTTGTTGATCAAGGTACATATCAGGCCGTCCTGTCGCTAGCGTCGAAGTAATCGCCGTCGCCGAGTAAGTTCTGGTCCATGTACTCGAATCCGAGGTCCGCGCCACTCATCATGGCCTCGGTAGCTGCGGCGGCTGCCGCTTGGTCCCAAACAGTGGGTCCGCGTTGTGGGAGTCCAGTAAGCTGTGCATACAAGTCTTGGCCCTTCTGCTCGATCATCCCGCGAGACGCCTGCAACGCCTGTTGGGACGCTGTGGCAGCGCCCTGACGGCCCGGTGCGGTCGCCTCACGCATGGCCTGTGACGCATACCCGGTCATTCCGCCGCCCTTCATGGCCCGTGCGGCCTGCGTCAGTGCGGTCGCGGCCTGAGCGCCGCTTGCAGCGGCAGCCTTATCAGCAGCGGCCTGCTTCTCTGCTTCCGAGAGTCCAAACTGCTCGGGACGCCTCCGGTACTGTCCGAGTTGTTCAAGCGTGATCGCCTTGGCGATCTCCTCTGGCTTTTTCGTCCCAAACTCGCCTGTGGCGAGGGCGTCTTGTTGCTGTTTTAGGGGGCCTGCGTCTCCGGCCATCATGGCCTTGTAGTTAGGGCCACCTTGTCCGAGGTTCCAGATGTTTGGTGTACCCGTGGATTTGACGCCATATTGGTCCATGGCAGCGTTTGACGCTTTTACGTCTTCGGCACTTTCTATGGGGTCTCCGGGTTTCCACGCCATCAGGTATCTCCTCGCTTAAATGCTATATACTTCATTGAGCGTGCTCTGACACGCGTTTGGGCAACATCCGAGTTTGAACAGACGCGTAGGCTGACCGAGTGCCACCCCTTAGACTTCTTATCTAACCAGATATGGCCGCACCAGAAACGACTTTTGTTTCGATCTCGCAGGAGTTTGTTGTCCAGTGCAGCCGACAACGAAGACGAACTCGGCCAACACGACTGTCCTACAGCGCGAATTTGCGGACTATCCGTTGAAGCTGCGCTATCGAAGCCTCCATTGGCGGGCTTCCCGTCTACAAATACCCGGATGTGCGACCCCCCATCAGGGAAGTTTGTGTCTTCGGACGCCATGCAGTCGTTGGACCAGTGTACGTGCCACGTCACAAGTACATACGAAGGGTAGTCCAGTCGGAATTGAATCGCCCCGCCGGGTACTGCCACATACCTGTCGGCACTGACCTCCTCAACGTCGCCGATGCCCCGGAAATCGCTCTGGATTCGATTAGTCGCACCGCCAAAATAGTCTAGATTTCGCGTACCAGAGACGATGCCTGCGCTCGATACCGCCCCTTTCTGGATAAAGTTGTAATCTAGCCCCACTACATCGAGATTTGCCGCGTCAAGGCCGCCGTTGATGACGCTCAACGAGTTCTGCCGTGTGTTGTCGTGCAAGTACGTGTACACCGTGTCCGCAGACAGGGCGATTCCGTCGATAAATGGGGTAAAACTAACTTCCGCCATGAGTGAGTACCTTTGTGTGTAACGGAATCACCGTCAGATTCCCTTTGTCGACGCGACCTTTGGCATGCACTGCGCCGTCGCCAATCACGCACCCAGTCACGGCTACGCCAGCGACGCGGATTTGCTCGGCCCCCGTGGCAAATTCGAGGATCTCCTCTTTCGTCACCACGGTGCGTAACGCTACGTCCTTGTTTGTACGGTAATCGTACTCCCCGCTGTAGTTCATAGGGTAGCCGGAGAGCGCCGCTGTGCCGCTGTTGTAGTCGATCGTGAATCCGGGAGACACCATCTTTTGCGAGTTGATAAGTCGCATCCACGTCCGTGCCGGGACGCCCCCAAGGGTGTAGCCGATGTCGAGCCAGAGAGTAAACACGGCACCGAGTCCGCGCTCCCGCATCGCCTCTTTAAACTGGCCCGCTGAAACTTGGTCACCCCGACGGATAAACCGATTCAGGTGAACATTTGCGAGAATAATCAGTGCGTTTACGTGGCTAGACGACGCTTCATCAAAGTAGGGCGACGGCGTCAGGTTGTGGTACAGAATCGGATCGCTGGGATCACCGTCTGCGATCGCACCGACGATGGCCTGCTCACCGATCGTCTCCGCGTGCGGACCCTGAAGACTGTCCGCTAGGTACATGCGGGTCGTCTCGGACGTAAGGCTATCCTCAATCGCGCTCGCGTCATGTCCGCTTGGGCCAACAAGGGACGGGAGGTGATTTTGACGAAACGCGCCTAGCGCAAAACTTTCCGGGTTTAGTGCGTTGACGCCTGTCTCAAAGCCCATGAGGGCCTCGAACCGATCGTTAAACTCAACGGCGGAAAAGTCTGTACCTTCGTCTAGATATTTGTAAAATATACTCATTACCTAATCAATTCCAGAACAAAAAGTTCTCTTGTAGAGATATACGCCGAGGGCTTGCCCGCTCCGTAGTGTCCATTCCCTTTAATACTCATTACAGCAATTTTCACATCATGAACGCCCGGAGGTATGTCGACAATCGCATCGACGACGACGGCAATGCCGACTCCGTTAACGCCGCCACCGGCCAAAGGCGTGTCTAGGTCGGTGTTTGCTGTGATCTTGCTCTTCTGTGCCTTCCCACTCGGACCGTTGTAAAACTCGTTCATGCTGTCAGCGCTACCCAGCAACGACTCGTACACAGTCACACCGTCTACTTGTATGGCGATGTTGAAGCCGTACCCCAACTGGCGGTCATACCGATCGTTAGCGTCGAGCGCAGTATCTACGGACAACGTATACGGGGAGCCTGCGTGGAGGTTGATCGATCCACAAATCCAGCACAAGCTTCCGACCGCATTGAACTTCAGGCCCATGCCGAGTGTATTGGCCCCGTCGTCGTCTGTGTAGGTCTGCCAACCGTCCCGGCGACGCACGCTAAGCCAACCGGTTCGGTCGACAAAATCATTGGGGTGGGGACCCGTTAATGGGCGCGACGTGTGGAGTCGGAAAGCCGCGTCTGACGCCAACTGTGCGCGAGTCAACAGTGTCCCGTCGCGCACGTCGAAGTTGTGCTCGTTGAGGGTGCCTGTGATCTCCTCGGTGTACGCCAAAAAGTTCTCGTTCAGGTTGTCGATGCTGACGACCTGACCGGGCCGGATAGGTTCTGGGGGGTATTTCCACGACATGCGGCCTCCTACGGCGGTACTTGGGCCCCGCCGTAGTCGCGGGAAGCATCATCGATTTGAATTCCAACAAACTCCCACGGGCCTTTGCCGCGAATGCGGAACTTAAAGACTTCAGTGGAAGGGACATACACTTGGGCTCGGACCCAGTAGGGCCTACGGTCTGAGAATGTGGTGTTGGTCGCACCAAGAACCGCTGTGTCCCAGAACGAGGGAGGGTCGGCCTCGTTGTACCGGGTCACCGGCACCGTTTCGAGGACGGTATTGCGCCAATCACGCATGACTTCGACCGAAATTTTAGCGTCCTCGGTTTCCCGCATCCAAAGATACAGCACATATGCGGTCTTTTTACGCAAAGACTTGTCCGCCGTTAGCCACGATGTCTCAACGTACGACTCCCGGTCATCGACAAGCGCCGCAAGCTCTGTGTCATTGCGGTCTTCGGCGTGGTCCATCACATACACACCACTATGGTACGCCTCGTCTCCTGCGACACGGCCACCGACAAGTACATAATTCCTGTGATCTCGGGTTACGCACGCTACGTCAGCTTCCATGTCCGTCCGAAGACGCCAGCCGCGTTGTTGTGGGTTAGGACTCATCACAGAGTAGACGTAACAGAGGTTGTTACTTCGCGAACCGTTGATCGAGACCCAGCAACGGTACTCCTTCATCCGTGGATCGTACACGGAGCACGCTTGAGCAAGACGAGACTTGGTGTGTTGCTTGAATCGCTTACTTAACTCCGAAGACAGGGGTACAATCGAGCTGTCATTCGCCGGGTTATACCCGTAAAATCCGTCTACGCCGAGCCACATCACGGTGCCGTCGGGTAGCGTCTGGATTGAGTTCGGCGCAACGCAGCCGACAGTAGACGCTAGTGGCGAAATTCGAAAAGAACCACTTGGCTCCGGGTCAGAGGCCGACTCTACGATGAACGTACTGGTCGCCGTGAAGACAAGGAGACCACGGGCCGTTCGCCACAGGCCCGTGACGTCGTTCGCGTCGGGGTCTGGAAACATGACCTGCTCCGGTGGGAACGTCCCCCACATGTTCGGGGCGGAAGCGCGGAGCATGCCGGGGGCCCCGTCGATGTTCGCGATCCAAAGCCGACCAAACGCAACTCGACACAGCTTAAAACGTGGAACGGGGTCCGCTTCCTGTGGCTCAAGGAACAATTGAGCGTCGGGGGTATTGTCGGGGAAGTGCGTGCTGACGTTATCTGGCAGTGTGGCAAATGCGGTCACGGTGGGCGATGAGTTCAGCGACACTTCGTAGAACTTAGCATCCCCGGAATTCCGTAGGTCCTTGGTCCTATACAGGATGCGTCCGATGCAGTGTTCGGGGCCCGTTGGGATGCCGGACCATGCGATCTGCTTCTGAAGGTAATCCAGTTGGAACTGAGGTTCGACCGTCTCACCCACGGGGTCGACAATCTTGACCTCGGCGCTCTGGGCCGAGAAGGTGACCGGCTCGCTTTCTTCCGAGAGGGGAGACAAGTTGCCGAATTTATCGACAAACTGGACCTTACATCGCCATTCACCAGATTCAAGCCAGCCTGTCGGCATCAGCGAATCTGCTGAAATCACTACTTTATCGCCAGCACCGTCGTCCACAATGTGGGACTCGGTGATAGGGCTTTGGATGGTGGTAATCGTACCGAGGTGTCCCATGCCGAAGCCGTACGTCATACCACTCTTAAGTTGGTCCGTATCTGCGAAATACATCCCGTCGTGAGCGTAGCCGATGTCATTTACGCCCTTGCCCTTGATGTTGTAGGGCGCGGCAGAATCGCGCTCCGGGCCACTCTTTGAGTTTTCTGGGCCGCGTGCTTGGGGCGGCGAAGGCTTCTCGGAGAAGCCGAGCGGAGCGATGGTATCACCGTCGTAGAAGTACGCGCGGCTGTCCTGCGGGACGATCACAATGCCGTTCCCCGTAGCCTCAAACTGCGTCGGGAAGCGCGGCTGTGTATCGTCGGGGAGAACGTCCTCAATGCCATGGTCGCTCTCGGGATCGCTTAGGAGTTGCCGCCAATTCCGTTGCCAACCACGGAACTCCCAAAGCTCCGTGCCCGTATGTAGGAGTAGTACGTCGCGCTCGCCGTTCTTAAGTGTGCAGTGGAAGATCCCGTGCTGAATCGCTCCGTAAAGCGGACGGTTGTTACTGTAGTCCGTATCGACACCAAGTGGCACGCCGCCTGAGGGGAAACCCTGTGTCTCCCGACTGGGGTTCTTCCGTACGTTTTTCTCAAACACCTGACTGAACGGGCGTTTTTCGAAGTGTGTATCAGGAACGTAGGTTGCTGGGCCCACGACGGACCGCAACGTGTTCTCCTCGCGAGAACACATGTTTTTAATCTCGTGAGCTACACCATCAGGAGTAAAAACACTTCCCGCCTGAAAGCGGAGAAGCAGTGGTTCTGACCGACGCATTCTCCGTTTGTCAGGCATGTATTACTCCTTTCTAGGTCTACCTATCTTGGGAGACGCCGGACGGCCAATCAACTTCATCCTTTGGAACTTAACGTGGTCCTCTGGCAAAATCTCAGGGGCAAATCCGCTAAACAGAAATGTCCCGACCGCTTGTTCATTCGGTGACTGATGTACCGACACCAGCGTACCTTGTTTTACGTTTCCTGAAGGATCTGCATACTCGTAGATCCCACCACAAATCATGGGCACTGCCATAACTGCTCCCTTTATGTACTAGATGAATCGTACCACTTACGATAAAAATCGCTACCCCGTCGCGAGTAACGTGCTCTCGACAGTCTACGTAACACAGGCTGACTGTCTGGTCGAAGATCCCCGTACCGCTTGGAGAGCGTCAGTAGCTCTTGCTCGTACCGTTGCTGAGCGAGCACCGCCACCTCGTGGTTCCCCATACTTTCGTAGAGGTACACCATCGCGCGGCTGATCAACGTGTTGATCGCTTCCGCGTGAATAAGCGGCGCGTCCGAATCGTCTTCTAGGTTGTCTGGGCGACGCAGGCACCGTAAGTCAACAACGTACCGTTTATCTGGTCGAGGGTACAGGCCGAATGTTTGGTAGCCGTGGATGTCGCGCAGTCGACGACCGTAATCGGGGAGAATCTCCCCTGTGTCGTAGAACGTGCCTTGGTTGGTCTCGTCAAGCCGGATCTCCGCCAACAAGAAGAACGCGTCGGGGATGTCCAGCTTCTTGAGCGTGGTGTTAAGCGACCCGTCAGTGAGCGTGTTCGCCAACTCGTTGTAGTACGAGAAGTCTTCCGACAACCGCTTACGGTAGATACGGACGTGGATCCCGCTCTGGTGGAGAGACTGGCGATTGAACGTCTGTCCCTTAATCAAGAAGCCGAGAGCGTACTCGATGTTAGGGATGTCGATCCTGACGGGGATAAACTTCCGCTCGTTTCCAACCATCTCCGACGCGACTGTAACCTTCTCGGACTCGGGCGACGGAGCCGACTCATAGAGTGGTTCGCGGTAACGGTTGTTCGCCGCATCAAACATCTCCGATGCCGGTAGCGGCGCGGACTTAAAGGTTGTACTGCGGTTTGTGGGGGGCGAACTACCGGAATAGTTCTCCCAGTTGGTCGCGTAGCCCCGGAAGTGCGCGAGTCCGGGGAGCCGGAACTCGACGTCGCGTTTGCCCCACGTATACGTGATGATGTACTGGAACTCACCGGGAGGCTCTGGGCCCCGCCAATACGGGAAGTTGTTAGGAGCCTTCTCGGCTTTAACCGCTGGAGCGGTGGCAGGGTTCATCAGGTTAATATGCTGACGCCGGAACATCGTCCGGGGGATGCCTGATGTGACATTATTAACAGGGCCGACAAGCTGCATACGCTCTGCTTGGTCTTGGCCCATGACGGACAACGGGTAGTTGTTTGTGACGTCCCGGAGCGTCCCTGATTTGACCTCAACAAGGTCATCTGGAAGAGCGTACTCTTCGGTTATGATCCGGTACTTAAAGTTTCCGGAGCCGTTCGCTTCTCGGTCCCAAGGGCGCACGAGAGTGAACTTAAATGTGTCGTCGTCTGTATCCTTCCAAACCGTGCGGATTTGGTTGCGACGGACAGTTCCGTCTGCGAGGGTGATCTCGATGATGCGACCATCCCAACTGCGGTCGTACACCCATGTATTGTAGGTACCAGTATTCGCCGCCGCTACAGTGGCGGTAAACGTCGTCTCCCACGTCCATGGATCTCGCGCTGCGAGGCCCGATGTGGGGGCGTCGAATGTATTGTTGTCAGCGATGATTTTAATCGTATCGCTATCCGATTTTGAGGATACATCTGGCGCGGTCGCCAGATGCACCTCGGATTCAAAGAAGAGAAACGGAGCTTCCAGCATCAACTGCTTGTAGGCGCGGTTGATAAACGTGTTAGTTCGCGAGATCGCATCAGGGGATTGGTTTGGAGACCAATCCGCCTGAGCGAACATCGCGTTCCGAATCTCTTTCAGATTCATCGACTAACCCGCAAAGTTGACGTAAGCCAAACCGGGGGTGGCCGGAGCGATGGGGGTGCCAAGGACAACGCCCACAGGGCCGTTGGTCGGACCGGCAGCCGCATCGTCAAGCTCTCCAAGAGCGGAGTGCATGACAAGCTCGTCACCCGCATTCGATGCCGAGTTGACTTTGACGAGGCCCACGCCTTGAGTCAAAACAAACCCGTACGAACCGCTCGGAATGCCGCCAGTCTGCTGAGCACAGCCCACGTAACGCATATCCGACTCAGCCGAAAGACCGACCACACAAGCACCGTAACCGGCTTCGCCCGCGACATTTCCGCGCATTGCAGCGATGCCTTGGGCAATAGCCGCAGCAGCCTTAATGTAGGTGTAGACCTGATTGCCGTCGTTGCCGTCGGAGACGGTCAACTTGAAACCAAGTGGAGCTTGTTGAGTAGTAGTAACGGTATCTTTGTCAATACCTGCACCAGTAAATCCAGACATGAGTCCTCCTTAAGGCGTGCCAGCGCCAGTGACTGAGAAGTTAGCGCGAAGCTGGTTCGTGTGCAGCCCCATCATCAACACGATCTCGTAGCGATACATGTCTTGGTCGGGGATACGGAACGGACCGCGAACAGCGAAGTCACCCTTCGTCTCACGACTGGCGTCGTGTCCGAGAGTGTACCAGTGCCAAGTCGGCGTCTTGAAACCGTAGATGACGCCGTCAGCGCCACGGTTCACAGAAGTACCGGAGTTGGTACCAGTGGTGAACAGAGCGTCGGACGTGTCGATAGCGTCGTCGAGGAAGAAGTCCGCGTTGAGGAACTTGACACCCTGACGCACATTGCCGGGAGCCTTGTCACCTTCAATCTTGGCCACGCGCACTGCGTCGTCCAGATCGTCGATGTAGTTCAGGTACGAGGATTCGTCGCCGATCATCAAGTCGCAAGGACCGAGAGTCTTGGCCTGACGCGAAGCAGCGTAGTACGCCTTACGCATCTGGTTCCGACCATCGACAGCGAACGAAGTGATGTCTTCGTACTGCGTATTCCAGCCACTAATACCAGAGGTAGCAGCAGTACACGCAAGGTTGTGAACCGTGTTGTCCTGCGAAGCACCCGGCACGAACTGGAAGAATCCGTCGATAGCGCCACCGGAAGTCGATGGAGTAAACGAAGCATTACCATTCAGAGTCGGGAATGCGCCAACGCCGTCACCGTCACCGGTACCAAGCTGACGAGCAATCCGCTCGTGGAAGTCAGCGAGAGCCAACTCAGGGTAGTGCTGAAGAATACGAGCGAGATCCATCTCACCGTTTGCTTCTGCCAGATCCTTACCGGGCACGTCAAACGCGTAGATCAAGCGCGGAGCGCCGACCTTACCCCGATGTGCGTTCTGACGACGCCCACCAGCAATGATTTCAGAACCGGTGTCGACATGCGTCACAGTACCGGGTCCGTCGGTCACAACAGCGAATTCACGCTCTGGACCTTTAAGCGAGGCACGATCCATGTTGCCTCCCTTGAGAACCTTATCAAGCAGCGGATGCCACTTGACGAACAAGTCACTATACGACGGCATCAACTCATTGAGCGCGGTCGCAAGGACGTCAGGGGAAATAGCCATTTTTAACTCCTATGTCTTTTAAGGGCTTTCCGCGCAATCTGAGCGCGATAGTCCTTAAAGGACATCGCACTACCGTCCGGCTCCACAGACTTCTGCTCGGCGGACCGGGCAGGGGTCGTAGCTCCAGCAGTAATTTTCGCCCCCGGACGGGGCTCCTGTGCCATTTTCTTTTTGACACCGGCAGCAAGCCGAAGAGCGTAGGAGTCAGGAACTCCGTCAGCCTTCGCTTTCATGGCAACCTCTAGAGCCTCCGGCGAAAGGCGCGTCGCTTCCGCAGCAGTCTCAAGGTCCCAGTTATCTTCGAGTAGTTTAACAAAGGTCTCCGACAACTTTTCGTTCTCAAAAAGCTCTTTGTTTTGTTCTTGGAACCACTTCGCATACGCTTGTGATTCCTCCTGAATTGCAGCTTGGATCGATTGCTGGTACGCCTTGTACTCAGCGTCGAGTCCGTTGTACTTCTCTTCCCACTCTTTGATCTGCCCCTCAAACTCCCCGATGCGGGGGTCGTCTTCGCCGCCCAGCAAAGACTTGTACAAGTCCTCTAGACGAGCGACTTGTCGATTGTGCTTTGCAACCTCAGTTTCCCACTTCTTCTGGTGGTAGCCGTTAATCTTCTCGGCCCACGGCTGGAAGTCTTGGTGGAAGGATTCGTGATTACCGTCCCAATCATCCCAACCAAACTCTTCCGCAGAAGGGAGAGAGGCGGGGGCTCCTTCACCCGACTCCGACGCCTCGGATAGGGAAGACTCCTCGGCAATCGGAGCTTCTTCTGAAGCAGGCGCGGCCTCCGCAGAGGGAGCAGCTTCAGCGGGAGCCGCTGGTGCCGCTTCAGGTGCGGGGGCGACCCCCGCCTCAATTTCTTCGCTCATTTATTTCCCCTTTTTTCCCTGTTCTGTGAGTGCCTTTTTAGAGGCGTTCATTACTAGCATTTTCATCTTCATACGAGGGTTCTCATCCTCGCTGGGACGATCTGTCATCATCCCCGGAAGTGGTGGAAGACCCATGGGCCCGCCCATCTCGTCTTCGGCGGCCATGCCCTCGTCTTCAGCCGCCATTGCCTCGTCTTCGGCAGCCATCTCTTCGTCTTCGGCCATGCCGTCAGTGGGCCCCTCGTCCCCGGCCATCTCGGCACCTTCAGCGGAAGGGACCAATTCATAGCCTGTATCGGCCACCGCGTCCTGAAGTTCATCCACGGTTACCTTAAGGCGGTCAGCAAGTTCTTCCATCTGAGGCATAAGTAGCTCCTTTTTGTCGTCTTAGTGGACAAATATTTTTTTGTCAAGTTTACCAGAGCGTTTAGCGTTCTCTTTTTTGCGCTTGGCTCGCTTGTCGTCTAAATCTCGATAGCCCTCACGCTTCGCGCGTGCTTCGGCCTTGCCTCGGGCGATGTCCTTGTGATCGCGCCAAGCTTTAGAGTCCGGCGAAATAAAGTCCCAGCCGGGGTTTTCTCGCTGGTATTGTTTGTACTCGCTTGTGGACTCAAAGCTGCGGCCTGCTTGCTCCAGAACCAGCGGCTTGGAAGGCATGGGACCGATCAGGCCGACCTCGCTAATCACAGTTTCAAGTAGAACTTCACACTCTGGGCACGTTGTGGTGCCGTGCTTTTCCAAAGGCACAAAGACGTCGTGAAAATAGCCGTGCCCGTTTGGGCACTTAAAATCGTAGAATGGCATTAGTTACCGACCTCTTTCTTTGCTGCCTTATGGGCCTCGTCGAATGTAGCCCCGTTCTCCATCATTTCCCGCATCATTTTCATATGCTTTGGCGTATGATGTTCGGCGTGTTCTTTGAGCATAGCCTCTTGTGCGACCTTTAATCTATTAGGCATTCCCGGCATCACTTACCTCTTTTTCCAGCCTTTGGCGGCCATTTTTTGAAACTTCTTTTTCCCGTACTTTTTCCGCCCGATAGCAGCGGCAGCAGCAACGGAATCGCGTGTTCTGCTAGCTTGAGAAGATGTTTCCACAGCTTTGAATCTTTTTTCTTTTTCGAAGAATCTTTCGCCATGACTAAATCCCCGGTACCGGCATGCCGGGTCCGCCAGCAGGTAGCGGCGGCGTAGGCTCACCCGGTCCAATCGGCATTCCACCGGCTGCTACCGTATCCGCAGGCGGGGCCTCAGGCGGCATACCCGGAGGCGGTCCCGGAGGCATACCGGGTGGCATACCCGGAGGAGCCATCCCCGGTGGAGGCGCTGGAGGTGCCGGCGGTTTCGTTGACACGATGTCTTGCAGTTGCAGCAAATCAAGGAGCTTAATGACAAGCTTCTCTTGGTCGACTGCGGGGGACTGAAGCAAGAGTGGGAGATACTGCTGAAGCTTCTGCAACTGGACAAGGCGATGGTTTTCCGTCGGCGAGTACGGAATAGCCGTATAGTCATAGTCCATGGGGCCCTCGTGCTCGGGGCGCTCATCTTTTAGCGCGAGACTCATACGCGAGACTTCGAGGACTTGCTGGCTGTCCGTCAAGCGAACTGGCAAAACGGTTTCCTCGTCTAGAAACTCTTCATACAACTCGACAACTCGAACCGCCAGTTCTTGAACGACGTCTTCGACCTGCTTAATCCGTCGCCCATTCCGAGTTCTGGTCGCAGTATCCGCGAGAGCGACCTCGGTCGCTACGTCGGCCACCCCAACGACGCCTCGCGAATACTGTGGAATACCGAGAATAAACTCCACGACTCCGGTACAGCGGTCACGCATCTTGTCAAACGAGGGCGACAACGCTGGAACAGGTGTGTGTTCGATGATGTCCCGGAGAGGCGCGTTCGCCTTGCCCTCAATGGCAATCATGGAGCCCGGTTGGTTCGCCTCGCGCAGTGCCGTCATGATGTCTTCGGGATTATCCGCTAGCGCAGTGTTCACCATCATCACGGGCGTAGATGAGTGTGCGTGCCATAGTTCCAACGTGTCGATTTCGTTCAGACGCTCTTGAAGAGACTGAATGAGTTTGACATCCGAGAGGCCCGCGAGATCAACCATGTTCTCGTTAAAGGTCGCGTACGAGAACGGGTTCCGCACGTACCTGTAGGGTAGGTCGCCCTCGAACAACGGCTCCTCTACGTTATCGAGGAAGTGATAATACTTGCCTTTTCCTTCGAAGTCGTACACTTCGTACACTGTGACCCACCGGTACACCTCGTGAGAAGCCTCGTTGACCATCGAGTTGTTCCGAGCGTAATCCCGCAGCCACGTAGGGTAGCCGAGGTACTCAGCCTTTTCCGCCACGTTCTTATTGTACGTCGTTCCCTTCTTACCCTTGCCCTCGTAGCGCTGCTTAAACTCAGCTTCGGTAAGTACCGTCACTTCGACCAGATACCGAATGTCGTCCCATTTCGCGGCGGACATATCGAAGAACACAAATCGAGGGTCGACGACAAAAAACTCGACCATCTCTTTCTTGAAGTTCCATACCGATTTGATGAACGCGCGTCCGCAGATTGATGCCGCAGTAGAAAACTTCCACAACAGTTGATGCAGACTGTTTCGCTTAAACGTGTCATTCACCAAAGCCTCGCGGAACTGTGCGTTCGGGCGCAGATCCTCACGCCGTGCATGGACCGTGACTTGTGGGTTTTGTGGGCAGACGTTGGCGATCATCGTGTCGATGTACGCATATGGGTAGTTCGTTTGGAAGTTGACCTCATCCTCCGCGTCAACCCCGTACGAGCCCATCGGCTGCTCTTCGTCACTTCCCCAATACTCGGACAAGTACCACGCTCGCCACCGATCCCAATCACGCCGTTCTTCACGCGACTTAGTGCGATGCGTCGAGATGATGCCCGCGATTTGCTGGTTTGTCAGCGCCATTTTATTGCTCCTCTACACCTGTGAGTTCTTCTTCCACCTGCTCCGAATCAGGGTCTTGCGGCCCGAATGTGGAGTAGGCAATCTTCGCGGCGTCGTCCCTAAGACGCCGATATAGGTCTGCGACCTGCTGCTGGGCCCGGTCGGAGGCGATCTTACTTGCCTTGTTTTTCGCCATCTTTCTTCTCCGTCTTAGGCTTCGGGGTCGCTGGTGGTGCAGCGGTGTCTTGGCGGACTTTTTGTCGCCGGAGAAGTCGTTGAACGATTGGAGATCCTTTATAGCCAGCCATTTATTTCCTCTTCCGGTAACGTGCTCGTCGCCATTTGGTTTTAGTGTTGGGTTTTGTCTTAACATAGGATTCGAGTTGATTGTAGGTCATGTCCCTAAAAAGAAGGACATTCTCAAATCCCTTGTCTTCACTACGCTTCTTATAGCGCCTTGGGGCGTACCGCGCAGCCATGCACGCCAACTGCAACGCCGAAATCTTATCCCAGTGGTGGCGTTCGCGCCTTCGATTAGCCTTACCGGAGTGTAAGATTTCCGATGTCGCCGAGCGTTCAACACTCTTGTCTTCGCGATACGACCCTAGCTGGCCCACCGTATCCTCGTCGTGCAAAATCAACTCGTCACGTAGAGCGTCCTGTAGATACGACAGCATCTGCGCGAGTGACTTGGACGTTGCGGCGATACCCGGTTTGTATGCTCGCTCGTAATATAGATTGGGGTATCCCATGTCTTCAAGTAGCGCTAAAGTAGCTACACCGACACCGTTACTTTCCACAGCTACAAGAGCATTGTTGTACTTTCTCCCAATACTTGCTATCTTTTTAGCGAACAGTACAGGATCAGTCACACCACCATAGGTAGCAACTTGCGTCCATTCCCCGTCGTAAATCTTCAGCACTTGGAACGCAGCGTGATCTCGCGCCGCGTAACCGGCTGGGTCGACGCCCATAACGTATACCGCACCCGCCTCGGGCTGCTCGTACTCCATATATGGTGCCTTCCATGGTACCAGCGTCTTCTCTTGGTGTTTGCGTAGAAGGTCCTTATGAAATACCGACCCCACCGACGCAATCCAACAAGTAATATCGTCAAACGGGTAGTAGACTCTGAACAAATCGGGATTACGTCTAATTTCGGCATCCGTCTCTATCATCAATCGGCGGAACGATAAATGTTCTTTCTTAAGCCCAAGGTGCATGTACCGATTCATCAACTCAATTTCTTCGTTCGTCAAAGACGAGCCCTGTGGCCATGGTCGTTGGTTCAGCTTCCCGTCCCAAAACGGGAAAAACGCGTACACCCACCGACCCATGCCAAGCTTGGCGTCCCGACAGTGATCGCGCCACCATTCAGCCGATGGCTCGCTCATTGGTGCTGGCGTCGATTCCAAAAGTACATGGGAGTGATCCCTATTAATCATGGAGGGATAGATCATTGAAAACTGATTACCCGCATTTCGCCAATACGGAAGCTCCGACCCGTGAAACGAGTCAGGAGACTGTCCAATACCTACAGCACCGGATTCACCTGAAAGAATCCGCATTTTCCCACCATGTTGGAACGTCAACTGGCGGACCTCTCGATTCGGCACCGTCCGTGCCCTCACGGGTTCTGGCCATCTGCTATGAGTTAAGTGGATACGACGATGGAGGTATTCCGCACGGTCCTTATTATCCGCGATACAAACGTGATCGTGACCCGGAGTATACGCCGACTTGACGTAACCACACAACTCCGACGTCAGGCTCTTGCCGCCCTGTCGGTAACCGAGAAGCGTCAACCATTTGACCTGATTCAGGTCCGTCATAGGTGGCTGCGAATAGTATGACACCACCGTCTCTTGAAGACGGTTTGTGATCGCAAACGGGTCGTATAGAAACTCGTTACCCGTTTGTTGATCGATGATCTTCGCATACGCCTGTAGGCTAATAGCGGGATCGCCAAGCGCCTCAAGGGCTTCCTCTTCGTCGAAGACGCTCATAGCTCCTCATCTTCTTCCATGGTTGCCGCCGCCCCAGCCGCTCCGGCTCCCACAATTGGGGCCGCTCTGTAGATATTAGGGTCCGGACTAAACAAACCGGTCTGTTTCTTGCCTTTATGATACGCCGACTTAATCTGGTTCCCTGCGAATGTCATGTAATGGTACGTATCATCAGCCACTCCGGGCATGTTCGGAAAATACCCCTTGGCGCTCGCAACCATCCCGTCGAAGCCATTTTCACGCGCAATGCGATTAATGATGGACCCGAAACGCTCGGGGTGCAGAGCGCGAAGCTGCTCGAAAACGTCAGTAGCACGTTGTGCGCCTGTCGCAACGACATCATCTATGAACGCATTAGCCGAAGCGTCACTCCAAAGCTCGGGGTTTCGCTTAAAGTAGTCGAGGTAGCCTCGGACGATTTGATCTGGTTGCAACACTGTGCTGGCTCGTCGACCCGTTGGGTCGAGCACCAACGGGTTCTGCATGGATATATGCAGAGGCATAAGTCGATAGTGACCTTGGTCAACAACTTGCTGTGCGGCGAGTCGAGACGCCTCGCCTTCCGGGACACCTCGTGCAACAAGTTGTTTGAACGCACCGTACATGGACGTGGCGACATCCCCGCCGGTAACTCGCGCGTAATTTTCTGACGCATCAAGAATGCTAGTCGTTAGATAATTAGCGTCCCCAAAGAAGTTTTCGGTCCCGGCACCCAGCCTTCGCCGTATGTTGTCATCAAAGGCTGTGACAAGGCGGGGGGTTGCGTGCCACGCAGTCAGGGGAACGCCGGGAGTACCTGTAACGCCTTCTCGACCAATTGCGTCAGACTCCTTAAACCAGCGCCCGAAGTACTTTGACAGAAATCGATCTAGTCCCGGTACGTTCCATAAGCGAGCCGCCTCTTCTGCTTCACGCGCCGTTGTGGCTCCGGCGATTCCAGCGGGCGCGACCGCGTCAGGAGTTTCACGAAATGTCCGTGTCGCAAGGTGTGCTGCTTCCTCACTAGGAGACCGAGCAGCCACCTTCGCCGCAGCTTCAGCCGCTTCATCACCAAAGCCAAGTAAGCGTTTGCCCGTGCCCCACGCTGCGCCCGCGCCTTTGAACACAGGTCCGAATATCGCCTCTTGCGCGACTGTAGCGATCGGGTCCGCCGTGATCTGTTTACCAGTGGCGGCCTCAATGGCACCTAACTGAGGTGCGCCTAGTCCGGTGCGGTGCGCTCTTAGCGCAGCTTGCTGCTCTCTGTTGGGGGTCGCGTAAATCTCACCATATTGCTCCGACGTTGTGTCCTCTGACTCGTCGGACATCATCGCGCCCTCGCGCTGCATATGTTCTAGGTATGCGCCTTGGGACGTGTCCGACAAACCGTATGGGTTGTCCGTCCTCTTCTGCTGACGTGCCTTCCAGTCTTCGTAACCGGGTAACGGCTTTGGTGTCTCCGCCATATCAGCCTCCGTTGTACTTCTTTCGATTGACCGTACGGGAGACAACGCGGGTATTACTTGCGCCGTTAGAGCCACCCTTGCTCAACGGCTTCTTGTGGTCAACTTCGCGCGGGTCACCCTTCTTTAGGCCCTTCGCGCGGCGAGCCTTGTTCCGCATGTTCCGATTATCCTTCTGCTCGCGCGTACCGTGGTACTCATCGTACTCCTTGCGGTAGTTACGCTTGCCATAGGGATTATCGATTCCACGCTTGTTGGACATGGCTTACTCCGATTCTAGTGCAGTGCGTGCAGCCGCTTCTCTTTGCATACGAATAAAATCCAATGGATCGCCTGAACGCTCCGCCTGTGAGAGGGGAACAAGCCCAAAATACTCTACGTTTTCTGGTTTCGACATCTCTGCGAGGAGTTTTTCCGGGGAATGGCCATACTCCAGTCCCGCTTGGATAAACGACGGTACCGTCATTCGGTCGGAGTGTCCCCCTGCTCGATCAAAGTGAAAATTCTTCGCGAGCATGTCCATAACTTCGTCCGCACGTGCCCGGAGTGCGGCGCGCTCTTTGTTTTCGACATGTTGCTTGTGCTCTTCGGGGTCGTCCGGTGACTCTCGGATGTCGGGCACCGTCTGAATCGGACCTTCCTCCAAGTCACGGGGTGACTCATTTGACGGCGATTCTAGTTCTTCGACGACTCCGTAAGGATTGTCGATCGACCGCTTAAACGCTTCACCTAAATAACTACGCGTCTTAGGAACAATATCGTCGTAGTTCTTCTTTTCCTCAGGCTCTTCTTCGACATAGTTACGCGTCTTAGGAACGATGTCGTTGTAGTTTTTCTTTTCGTCCGCCATGACTTACTCCATTTCCTTGGCCGCCAACGCAGACGCTTGATCGTACGCAGTCATCTTGTCGCTCAGCGAAATGAACTTCCGCAACAAGCGAATCACCTCTGGGGGAAGCTCTCCAATGACGCCGCCTTCTGACATCGCCAGCAGCCGCTTGGCGTAATCGAGGTCGATGTCCTCACCCAGTGCGGCCTCCGCTTCAACTTCCGCTGCGGCGGCAGCATCGGAAGCCGTCTCGGCTGTCTGCCGAATCTCGGCCATGGTCTCACCGGGACCACCCTCGGCAGCACGGGGGCTCTGCACGATGTCCGCCATCGGGGGGTCAACGCGAGTATGCTGGGTCAAGTCTTCCAGACCCTCGGGGACACGGCTACCGAATCTGTCCTCGTAATGTGACCCAGTCACAGTTGCGGGAGACTCGACCCTAGCGTCGGGCATGTCCTCTGGGATTTCTTCCCCCAGTTGCGCCTGCGCGGCTTGAATAGCTTCGCGCGATTGGTCTGTCTGCTGGTCGACTCGACCAAGGGCGGCGCGTGCGGCTTTCCTAGACGGGGTGTTTTCGGAATCGTATTCTTCTGGATCAGCCATTTTTCTTTACCTCCACGGCAAGGGGTTCGCGGGTGTCGACCAGATCGCTTGCGTCAAAATAGTCCCCACGAAGTTGCTTCGTTTCTCTTTTAACTTGTACGAGCGCCGTGACAATATCTGTGTAGGCATTTTCCGGTGTGCCCGCCGCCGTGTTCTTCGCAGCCAAGATCGTAAAGTTAAGCTCGTGCCAGTGACGTAGCTCCTGCGCGATGACCGGCGTAATGCGGCCCTCCATGAGCGCGGCCATAATTTTGCAACCAAAACTAACTAGGTCGTCGTATTCTTTAATAGGGTGCTCTTCGATGAACTTGGCGATTTCTTTCCGCTTGTCTTTCGGGACAAGCATCAACCATGAAGAGTAATCATTACCGGGGTTCTGTGCTGTACGGCCCTGTGTGCCTCTACTACGTCGACTCATCTAATGCCTCACTTGTGCGATAAATACGGCACCCCTTCGTTAGTCTCATACGCTTTGGTGAAGAATAAAGCAAATAAGAAAGATACGGCGGGGAACTGATAAATTGGTCTAGTTGTGATTTGTCTGCTGAGAATGGGTTTCGTTTAATGGCGGTCACAAACGTACTGCGCTTTTTCAGCGACACGTCTTTCGGCGATGGGGGGATCACGCACCGACTAAAGTCAGTCCCTGACGCCCATAGGATGTACGACGGTAGATCGTGTAGGTTTTCGATCGCGGCGTACATTGACCGCAGCACCTCTCGTTCGGTACACCCGTGACCGCGTGCGATCTCCTGCTGCGTCAGGCCCATGCAGTAGAGCAAAAGCGTGAGGTGGTCGCGGAAGGCCCGTTCGGTGGTGGCGTACCTGCCGTTCATGTCTACGTTGGCAATCTCGTACGGCGAGGGGATGATCCTCGGTGCAAACGCGCTGTAAAGCGCACGCGGCCAATCGCTCGGTGAAGTCAGACACCGGTCCGAATCGATCCAATTGGCCAGTATCGGAGTCTTTCGTAACCAGCGCTTAACCGCCTCCGAGGGGCCCCGGTTGATCGTCGGGGCCCATGGGAACTTCTTGCCACGCATTGAGCAGATTGACGCAAGCAAGACCGTCCAGTTGTCAGTTTCGGTCTGCTTGGTCGTCTTAATCGTGCGAAGGGCGAGGATGTGGGGCGACTTCCCCTTAAGTGACATCCGCACCTGTAGGTGCTTCTCCTCAGGCATCGGCGATTCTCAACTGCATGAAGCCCGTCATCTTGGCGCGGTCGTTCTTCAGCGAGATGCCCTGCCATGCTCGGATGGTCGTACCGGCGACTGACGTAGTCAGCGTCTTGAAGTCACGCTCTTTTAGCTGCCGGTTGAACAAGCGGTAGTTTTGCGGCTTCTGCTTAAGCTCCTCGCACCAGTCGACGTAGGCTAGGTACAGTTCCTTCTGCGGAATGCGATGCGCTTCACCGGTCACGCAGAGTTCTTCCATGAAGTCAGACAGGACGTCCATCTCCTCGCGGTACTCTTCGGTAGCTAGCATGACCTTGGCCGGTGGCTGGAGTCCGTGCTTCTGCCACGCGAGACACCCTTCGACTAGCTTCCGGAGAATACCGGGGGCCTCCTGCTTCAGCTTATCGAGAAAGAATGGGTCCTTCTTGCTCTTGGGAATCTGCTTGTTCCAAGGAATACGCATCACGCGTCGCCAGATGCCCTCGTCGTTCCCCTTGATGATCGGGCGGTGGTTCGCTGCAATACAAAGTTTATGTGTAGGTTCAAACTCGTAAAAGTCCTGACGCATGCGGCGAGCCCTGATCTTATCGCTACCCGTAAGCTGCTTGATAAGGGCCTCTGCGAACGGCTTGCCTTTCTCCACCTCGGAGTTGGCTACGAAGCGTGACCCCTCCAAGTCAGCGACCTCCGTCGGATGCGCCTCGCCCTTCTTTGCCAGCAGAAGGCCGGGTGCGCCCTGAATCGCGTAGTCCCCTAGAACATGCATAATCATGAGGAGCGCCGTAGTCTTACCGTTGCTACCCGTGCCCTCCATAAAGAGGAGCACCTGCTCTGTGACCAATCCAGTGAGGCAGTAGCCGAAGAAGCGGTGAATGAAGTTGACGACCTCCTCGTCCCCCTCCATGGCGTAGTCGAGAAACTCATCCCAGAGTGGGCACTCGGCGGTCGGATCGTAGTCGATGTTGCTAATCTTAGTGATGTAGTCCGTGCGGTCATGCTCATAAAGCTGCCCGGTTCGCAGATCTAGCGTACCATTCTGGACGTTGAAGCGCCATGGTTCGGCGTCCAGACGCTCGGCCTTAATTGCCACCTCAATTTCAGTTGACGCCAACCCCACCATCGCGCTAAGGGCGCGGGAGCTTTCGCTCCGGAGGGCATGTCGTCTAAGACTTGTCTGTCGACCCGGATCTGTCTCGGTCGCAGCCTCGTCAAAAATATTCGCCACAGCGGCCTTTGCATAACGAGCAACGGCCCCGTCTGCATCGCGCTTCCAGCGAGACTCATCGTATACGTACCACGACCCGTGTGTAGGGCAGTACAGGAGTACATTTTGAAACAGTTGAATCATTCTCTTCGCGTTGCCCAAATCCGTAAGGTTCGGCGCTCCCACAGTAGAGGCGGTCGTCGCGACTGGCTGACTGGGACCGCTCGACTTGAACGGAGTCCCGGCCAACTTCTGAAGACGCTTCCAACCTACGGCATTCCCATTGTCATCCTTGCCATGACCTTCGCAGGACTCGTGCAAACAGCCGGCTGCGATAGCACCACTGTTGAACTGGACGATGTACGCGCTCCGGTCCCTATGAGATGAGTCCCACGGGCACACCTCGAACACCCAACGGCGTCCGCGACCTGCCCACGGCTGTGCTTCGCCGGCCTGCGGGAAGTGCTCCTTTACCCAAGCGGTAAGCTCTGCCTCTTTGGCGGCATCCGGGCTAGCCGTGCCACTTAACGGCACCGCACCAGCGAGCGCTTCTTGCTGCTGCGTTGAAACGGGAGTAATTTCCTGTCCGGGATTAAGGAGCTTCGCCTGTCGATGAGGGCGCTCTGCCGTTGCGTCACCCTTCTTAGGCCAAGTGCCGTACACCTTCCAGATACGGCTGGGGTTGAAGACAAGCTGGTCGACCTTCGCCTCGTTCGTATTGAAGAGGAACGCGAGGGTATCGAGGACGTTCCTGTTTGTTTCGGAGGTTCCTCCCTCAACACGATACATAAGGTGGTACCCGTTACCGGAGTCGCCGATCAAAGGCTCCGGCCAGCCGATTCCACGCAGGTACTTAGCGATATGTACGCAAACCTGCTTGGCAGACGCCTTCTCTGAGTCAGTAGCAGACTCACCAGAGGGCCTTTCGGGGTCCACATCGACTAAAAGCCACTCTACTTTGGCAATATCGTCGTCTGTAGTGGTCGAACCGCGTGTCGCTGCACGGAGTTCGTTCAGATTAGCCGTTTTTTGAGTAGATTTTACCGGGTTGGGGGTAAAATAGACGCCTTTCGCGCCTCGATCGGACAATTCGGCGGCTTTTTCCGCGAATTTGGTCAAATCGTCGAAGAATCCGGTCACTGTACGCCGAAATCCGTCGTTTCCGGGGACCTGAAGCGCCCTCAACTCGATAAGTTGGCCGTCTTGGGCGATCGAACGCATTGCCGAGTGAATCTCGGCGATATTTGCCTTGGTTGTCATGCTTCCCTCTAAAATAGATCGAATTCGGTGGACTTCGTGGCCAACAGGTCTTCGGGTTTGTTGCCACGTAACATCCTCTCCAAAGAAAGAGGAGAGATGCGACGCTGACCGCCCACATCAAACGCTTCAAGCTTCCCACCCTTAATCATTCGCTGAACTGTGCGCTTACTCACGTTCAAGAATTTAGCTACTTCTGCGATCGAGAAGAGCGATCCCTCTAAGATTCTAGACATTCTGCCTCCTTGTGCGTCAGGTAGTAACAAACGCGACACATCCTGTCAATAGCCCTTGCAGTTGCTGCTGCCAAGCTTCGCGACCACAAAAAACACAAAAAACCACAAAAAACCACAAACTCGGTTCCCCCCAAAGGCCCCCTCGAAGCTGCCAAATCATGAAAAACCACAAAAACCACAAAAAAATCAGTATAACGACGCTTATTTGTGATTTGGACGTTTTAAATATTCCGGATTTTTATAGGAGGTGCAGCGTGTTTATATTGACTATTTTTTGTGGTTTTGTGGCTGATTCTACAAAAAACCAGTATCTAACTACAATAACAGCAGCCACAAACAGCCACAAACCGACCACAAACTATGTTATCTTGGGTGAAGTTTGTGGCTGATTGTCAAGGAGATGTCAGCACCCTATCCATTTGGAGAGGGGGACAAAAAGCCTCCAGAAATTTGGTTTTGTCCCCTCCCCGCCCTCTACACCCCTTATATGCACAAAACCGAAAAATTGACGTCGTGTTGAGCGGGTCCCCCTTTAAGTAAAAAGATTTTGATCAAAAGGGGGGAAGCCCTTTTCAGCTTTCGGTGAGACTTGGCGTGATAGGCACTTGCCGTAGGCACACTACGTGCGCCTCGGTGCGCCCTCCTCCTCCCGTCGGTGCGTGCCCGCCGGGTGAAACGTGTTCTACTTTCGGGCGCTTGAACATGCGTTCAGTTTCGCGGACAGTTTTTGGCCTACACGCTGCGTGCCTTTGAGCGCCTCACACGGGCCCGGACCGCCGGCCAGACGGCCACCGCCGGCCACCGTCGGACCGCGATCGATGCACGGATGCGGGCAGAATCGAAAGTTTTTTGCCGCTGTGAACCCGCTGTGAACCCGCATGAACAGCGGGTCTAGGGCATAAGGCTTGTTTTAAGTTACGATTATTTTGTTGCGTACTAGGTCGAAACAAGGCAAACTCATGGTGCCGAAAGGAGGTGCGGCCCAACGGGGCCAAAGACAATGCAGGGTGTCCCGGAGGCGGCCCTCCCCGAAGTACTGGGGAGTCCAACACAGCCTAACCCTC